TTTCCAGCATCTCCGCCGTGTGCAGGAGATCGTCGGCGTTGCCCGCCGTGAACGTCCATGCCTTGTGGATCATGAAGAACCCGCCGGGCGCGATCTCCACCTCGTCACAGGCCACGGCCACGAAGGAAGCCGCGCTTGCCGCGTACCCGTCCACATGGGCAACAATCCGCGCCGGATGGTTCCGTATGGCCGCTTCAATGGCCCGCGCCGCGAACACCTCGCCGCCCGGGGAATTGATCCGCAGGTGGATGGTCGGCGCATCAAGAGCGTTCAATTCTTTGACGAACTTCTCGGCGGAAATGCCGCCCCAATAGTCGTCGCTCACAATCACGTCGTACAGGTACAGGGTGGATTCCCCGGACTCCTCAGCTTTTGGGATGCCTGCCGCCGTCCTGTTCCGGGCGTTGTCGCGTAGGAGTTTCAACAGTCTGTCCATTTTCGTCCTTTTTCACCGGGTGTTGCAGTTCGTCGCCGCCATCGATGGGTGGCAGGCCCTCGGCGGCCCGGATCTCGTTTGTGGTCATGAAGCCCGGCTCCTGCATGGAGCCTCGGGCGATACGGTAGAACTCGCCCCGCGTCTTGGTATCGCCACGGGTCAGCTCGGATTCGTCGAACTCGGCAAAGAAACCGTCCCGGAACAGCTTGGCCTCAAGCTCCTGTTCAATGGCGGTCAGGTGATCGTTCAGGGTAAAGGTCGTAAACCAGCGTGCCATCTGCTCGACGCCGCTCCCCCACGATGAGGTCTTTTCCGTCTCCCCGATCATGACCGGGGGAACGCCGAAGAAACGGCAAATGTCGATGACAGAGAACTGCCGGGATTCGATAAGCTGCGCGTCTTCCGCGGACATGCTCAACGTCTTGGCCTCGCCGCCTTCAGTGAGAAGCAATGGGCGGTGGTGGTTGGCCGTGCCCGTATACCGGGCGTCGAAAAACTCCCGCAGATCGTCGGCTACTTTAGGATCGAGCTTGCCCGGATAGGTCAGGGCGATTTTCGACAGCATCCCGTTGCTGAAAAACCGGGCGCTGGACTCTTCCGCCGCCAGCCCGAGGCCGATCCCCTGCCCCGCCGCCGAAATGGTGGACAGGCCCCGCTTGCCGTCCCAACCGACATTGGGGACGTGCAGCATGTCGTCCTGATCGTAGAGCCGCGCCTGCCCGTCCTCGAACGTCACCCGGTAGAACAGCCTGTTCCGCTCCACGCCGAGCCGCTGATCAAGCCCGAGTTCCCACGCCCAATAGACAACCACGTTGCGCGGGTTCAGGGGATACAGCCCCACGGGTTCGCCGGAACGCTCCCGGATGATGTGGGCGTAGCCGTTCCCCTGAAGCACCTTGTGGGCGACAAAGGTTTTCCAGAACGTGGTGGACGTCATGAAGCGGTTCGGGCGCAGGCGCAGCATGTCCGCCAGCGGGTGCCCGTGGGCAAGCTGGCGCTGTTCCGTGCCTTCCCGCAGGTAGACCTTCACCGGAGCCGAAGCCA